GGCAACTATGTGGACGCGCACCCGAAGGTAGTAGAGGTGGGGCTTGGGCTGGCTACGTTTGTGGCAGGTTTGTTTACCGGGAAGGAGGAAGAAAAGGTAACAGAGAGCCAGCAGACGACTGCGCAGCCTAAAGAAAAGATAGACTTCGATAAATTGACTTGATATGCTACGTAAAATATATATAGCAGTAGACTGCGATGATGATGGGCAGAGGGACGCAGTTCAAGCAGCCTTCAATGAGTTATCCGAGATGCGGATGTTTCGGGGGGCTGATATAGTGCAGATGCAACCGATGTTAAGAGCGCACAGCGAGGACTTCGCCCAACTCTTTAATATGATTACCCACGGGGGAATAAAATCCCTTCTGACTATCAAGGGCGGTATGCTAATTAAGAGATTGACTAAAGCGTAAAGGTATGGCAAGAATAGATGATGTTTGCCCGGGCAACTGCGCCACGTGTGGACTGCTGCAAGCAGGGCGAGTGGAAATGGTTCCGTGTTTGCTCGACCAAGTGTTTCAGACTTTGAAACGGCAGGGCAAGGAGATAGCGGAACTGAAAGAATTGGTTAACGAGATACCGCAGGAAGTCGCCACCGAGGTTAATTTGGCAGCGTTGGACGAGTCAGCGGAAGAAGAAAAGGAGGATAAGAAATGAATTGTTATAGAATGTACGAACTTTGCAAGAAGAGCAAGGAACGGGAAGAGAAAGCCGAGTACGATGCCGAAAAGGCGAGAGAAAAAGTCGGTCGCTTTTGGGAGGACGAGGACTTTACAAGGTACGTGGAGAAACACGGGGAGCACTTTACAGACCACCTTGCCGAGTATGCAAGTGGAAAGATGGAGAACGCTCATGGCGAGCCTTCGCATCATTGGTCTGTGGAGGATGTAAAGGGAGCGTTCGACCGCCTGACGCTGCGCAAGCCTGATGCGAGTACGTGGGGCGATGTGACTTATGCAGCGAATATGGCTTACGCAGACTATTTCGGTTCGAGCCTGACGACCGAGGTCGAATGCCTGAAACAAGCCTACGCTGACGTTGCGGATCCGGACGGATACCCCGGGAAAGTATTCAATAGATGGCTATCTGATGTAATGGGGAAAGGCGAAAAAGTCGAATGGTCTAAATTCGTATGACTATGGGTAGGAGAAGAATCAGAGGTCGAGGGACCGGAACAGACAACGGCAATGGCTGTGGCTGTTAATTTAATGCCTGATTTATTTTAGTTAATTTTGCATATTGATTAGAAATCACTATATTTGTGCAACTTTATTAACTAAATGAATCAGGCTTATGTATAATTTAATCGAGGCAGGAGATATGGAGGCAGTTATCGCATATTTAATCGTCCGCATGGCGGTTATATTTGCTTGCTGGCTATGCATATTCGTAGCCAATGCAGTAGACTTCGTGAGCGGACGTGATGCCGCTAAGGCATGCGGAGAGAAGGTAGATAGCAAGGGCTATCGAAGAACCTTCACAAAGTTGGGGGATTATTACCGGGTAATGATTTTCGCCCTGCTGTTTGACTTGATAGGGAGTTTGTTTGAATGGTACCAACTCCCGTTCGCAACTATTTTGGGGAGCGTAGCCGTGATAGCGATTGAAGGCTCGTCAGTGCTGGAGAACAGCCGGAGAAAGAAATCCCACGCAGCGGATATTCCGGAGTTGGTTAAAAAGATTGTGCAGTGCAGCACGACCAAGCAGGGCGAGGAGATTCTAAAACACATCGTAGATGAGATAGGAAAGGAGGGCGAGAAATGAAATACTTTACGTTGGACGAAATGATTAAGTCTGAAACAGCGGAGAAGAAGGGCATTAAGAACGAGCCGACCGATAGCGAGAAAGAAAACCTTCGTGTCCTTATTGAAAATGTTTTAGACCCGGTAAGGGAGACGTACGGAAAGCCTATCTATGTAAGTTCGGGTTATAGATGTGCAGCGCTTAATAAGGCTGTGGGCGGAGCCGCCACGTCAGACCATATGAAAGGTATGGCCGCAGATATTAAGACCGGAACACGGGCAGGGAATAAGAAGGTTTTCAACCTGATTAAAGCGAACTGCAAGTTTAAGCAATTAATCGATGAGAAAAACTTTAGTTGGGTGCATGTAAGTTACGACCCGGCTAACTTGAAAAACCAAGTTTTGGCATTATGATGAGACGGATATTATTCACTTTGGCAATCCTGATGGGGATTACGATTGCGTTCCTTTGGAGCGATAACAAGATACTTCGGGATGAGGTACACACGCAGAAAAACAATGTGTCGAGCCTGATGCAGGAGGTAGAGGAATACTCGGTAAGTGACAGCCTGAACGCTGCGAGCGTCACGGATCTAAGTTTGACGCTGGCCGAGTATAAGAAGTATCGCGCGGAGGATGCAGAACTGATTGATAAAATGCGAACAGAGTTAAAGCGGATGAAGAGCGCCACGGCAGTGCAGACGCAAGCCGTGTACGTGAATACAGCCGTTTTAAGCGAAGATGGAAGGGCGGATAGTATAGATGTAGGGTATAAAGAGAGAACGGCCGAATACGGGGATGAGTGGCACGATATTTCAATGCTGATTAAGAAGGACAGCGTTGAGTATACTTTACGCACCCGTGAGAGCCTATTAATTACGAACCATGTAATTCCGAAAAGGTTCTTGTTTTTCAAGTTTGGTTGCAAGGAGGTCCGGACGGATGTGCTAAGCAGAAACCCCTACACGGAAAAAATTAATGTGGAAAGTATTGTTATTCGGAAATAATGCGTATATTTGCAGTGTCACATGATTATATGCATTCAGGCGAGTAGTAAGAACAGAGTTTTTGAAATTCTTATTTTTTTTATTTAAGGTATGATTATTAAGCGTAAGGGGGTTCGGGAGAATCCCCTTTCTGTTTGGCTCGTTTTAAGCGGTTTTAAGCGATTATCGTTTCCGAGTGGATAACTTATACCTTTGAGGAAAGAAAGTCGCACCTGCGAGAAAACGAACTTAAATTATTTCTTTAAGGGCTTAAAATATTAATTAGTGTTAATAAACCGCAGAAAATTAAATTTTCGTTTGGTGGAATTAAAAAAACGATTTATCTTTGTAGACGTAATCAGAAAGGTTATACCGACCAAGCGGTTACTTGGTAACAAATTTAAAATTTAAAGTTATGAACGCAACAGCAATTTATTCAGGTTTACTTTTCTCAACTTCCGAGATTAATGCTAACTTCCGCATCAAGGTTAATTACATTAACGAGAACGGCAAGAAGGTCAATACGCTGGTGGGTGTGTACGGCCTGATTAAGTTGATTGGTATGGAGTTCGTAAATAAGTTCCTGACGAAGGCATTCAACGGAAAAGATGATAAGTTGGTTTGCAAACTTCGCAGAGGTATTCGAGTATCATTCTACGTAAAATAATCTATTAATTAATTTAAGACCCCGACCGGGCGGTTACCCGGTTCTATTATGAAAGTTATAAGATTGTATGATTCTATGAGCCGCGAAACTTGGAATGAGATTTGCGACTATGTGAACGAGAAAGGCTATGAGTTGAAAGAAGTAGGTAATAATACCTTCACGTGTGACGAGGATGCAGCCCACGACTTGTATGAACGTTACCCCTTTGCAGATTGGGATATTGAAACGTTCGACCTTGCGAATGAGGTTCCGCCCTTCGATGTGAGAGTGGTAAACACTTACGACTTCGACAATGGGGCTGGCGAACCGATGGCGGCTGCAATAGGTTGGGATGATTTCGAGCAGGCCGAGAAGTTTGCCAATAAGTGGGGATTGAAGGTCGAGAAGTTCTGCAAACTGAACAAAGGGGAATGGCGCAGACTGAACGAAGATGCGTATGGACCATTCCGTATTCCCGCATCCTTCTATGGTAACGAGTTCGAGGAACTGACCGGGAAGGACCGAAAGGACTATTTCGAGAAACACGTGCATCCGTTGCTGGATGGGGTGTACAGCCTGAAAGATATGCGTAACTTGCTGGAGGCTGCGGAGGAAGTTTACGACCGCCTTGGACGCATCGGAGAGGACGAGAAAGTAATTACCCGATTCGGGGAGTATTACAGAACACTCAAGAACGAGTGCATGCAGTGGGTAAATGAGATATATACAACTTATGCAATAGGAGTGATTGAACGATGAAAGGGCAAGTAATTAAGGGCTGGGGCATTGCGATAAGCGTGTCCCGCCCAAATGCGAATAAGATAGAGTTTGAAACCGCAGACGTGTTCGGTAATCAGGATAAGGCGAGAGCGTGGATGCAGGCTTATGCAGATGAGGATAAGGAACGCATTAAGGGATTCACCCACCGGGAAGTATCGAATGGAGTTATATATAACATGTACGAAAGGCAGTGGCGCTCGTATAGGTTGGTCGAGAAGGAGATTGAGTTATGAGAAAGGCGATAGAGTATAGTTTGAGGGCGGAGAAATCCGCCTTTGAACAAATCCGTATAAGATACTCCGGGGATGCGTATGAGTTTGCCAAGAAGTTTTGGGCGGACGATATCCTGATATATGAGAGCGTTTTTATTATCCTGATGAGCAAAGCGTACAAAGTTATAGGATATGCTAAGATAGGGCAAGGAGGTACCCGTGGGGCGGTAGTCGATATTAAGTTGGTCGCCAAGTATGCAATAGACGTGATGGCAGCAGGGGTTATATTAGTGCATAACCATCCGAGTGGGCTTGCGTATCCTTCCGATGAAGATAAGAAACTTGCAAAGAATATAGAGAGTGGCTTGCGTCTGCTGGATGTGGCTTTGATGGACAGCCTTATTATTACGGATTCGGAGTATTACAGCATGAAGGATAACAACGACTTCTGATATATGAGTACGATTCGGGGATTTCGGGTACACTTTGTCCATGTATTGTACCCGCCCGAGGTTGTTTTTAAATGGTTGGGAGGGCGGCTAAATACCGCCCTCTTTTTGTCGGATCTACGGAGCAACGATTTCCGATATGGAAATGGTTCCTCTTTATAGGGTATGGGCGCAGAACGATTTTAAGCCGTTTTAAGCGACTTTTGTTTTCCTGATGATAACTTATACCTTTAGAAAGAGAAAATGGCAAGAACGGGAAAACAGACTTAAATTATTTCTTTAAGCGATTAAAATGTTATTTAGTGTTAAGAGAACGAAGATTTTTAAATTTTCGTTTGGTGCATTTAAATTTTCGATTTAACTTTGTTCTCGTAATCAAGATGGTTACACTGACTTGGCAGTTACCAAGGAACTTAATTTATATTAGATATGGAAAATCTTTTAACACTGACAATCTACAAAAACGAGTACAAGCCCGTTCATGTAGAGTATTTCAAGAGAGCGTTTCGAGTAGTCGAGGAAAGCGAAAGAGTATTGGTTATTGCTGGAGAAGAGGACGAACTTGCAAAAGTTCAGGGGCTGATGTTTTCAACCGATGAGGACGTAAAGAACGAGTTCCCCTCTTACCGCACCGAAGAGGAACGCAGACTTTACACAGAGCGTAAGTTTGATGAGGTCTACAAGACCATGCAGGCAGCGCTGCTGGATATTATCAACCACGGAGCGGTTAACGGAGAGTTCAATATGATGCGAAATGTATACTTCGAAATGAAGGAGTACGTAAACAAGTAAATAACCAAGGGAGGGGCGCAAGCCCTTCCCGATTAATACCTGATAGAAATGGGAAAGTATATATTTTCAAATGGGTTCGCGACAAGCCCTGAAATAGAGTTTGAGAACGAAGAGGCAGCAATCAAGGCTTGCGAGAAGGAGGCACGGTTAGATAACACCCGTACTTGGTTATATGAGGTAAAGGAAGATGATAAGGGTATAGAGATAGGCTACGCAGCCGGGTACGGAGAATGGAAGTTCGTAAGAAAGGAGGATGCGTTATGATGGCTTTATTTTCCAAGCAGTTCCACGAGATGAAAAGAAAACATCCGGATGCAGTACTTCTGTTTAGATGCAGTGACTTTTATGAGTGTTACGAAGAGGATGCGGAAATCGTTTCGGAAATATGTGGTTTGACCCTGACAAAGAAACGGGGCGATAAGTATTGTGGATTCCCGTACATGGCTTTAGATACTTACCTTCCGAAGATTATCCGTGCTGGAAAGAGGGTAGCGATTTGCGACCCCGTAGAGGATGCGGAAGGAGTAAAGCGACACACGATGAGCAGGAGCGATTTAGAGCGATTGTATAAGCAGTTCGAGGACTTCATTGCAGACTGCAAGCCGGGCGAGGTCTACGAGTACGAGGACGAGATTAAAGCGGTGCAGACTTTACTGCACAGCCGGATAAGAATGGCAAAGTAATTATTAACCAGCCGGGAGGGCGATGAACCTTCCCGGCACAATTTTATGAATATGGAAGTTAGATTTAAGAAGTTATGCGATGATGCAGTTACACCGACTTACGCAAAGAAGGGCGATGCAGGAATGGACTTGACAGCAATTAGCAAGGAGTATGATAATAGTGGGAATGTGGTGTACGGCACGGGGATTGCGGTTGAGATACCCGAAGGATATGTAGGGCTTATTTTCCCTCGCAGCTCGTTGAGTAATTATAAGTTGCTGATGAGTAACAGCGTAGGAGTTATAGATAGTGGATATAGAGGCGAGATAAAGTTTAAGTTCAAGAAAATTGGGCTGCAAGGGGAACAGAACGGGAAAGAGTATGTGTACGGGGACCGGGTCGGCCAGTTGGTAATTATCCCGTATCCGCATATCGAGTTGAAAGAGGTGGATTCACTTACGGAGACGGAGAGAGGTGCAGGCGGTTATGGTAGTACGGGAAATTGACGGGCTATGATGAAGTTTCATTTGTTTGGGCTGTGGTTCTATGCATCCAAGAAAAGGATGCGTATACGGCAGGAAAGAGACGGAGAGAACGATAAGAAGGAGCAACGGAGGGATGCGTTCTATAAACGCAAGTTACCCATCCTGATGGGATGCGACTTCACGTGTGCGATGTGTGGCGCCCGTTATCCCCTGACGAGGAAGGGCAAGACACCCCGGGGGGGGATTCAGTTACACCACGTACTCCCGTATAAGGTATTCCCCGAATTGGATATGGACGAGCGGAATATGATGCCGTTGTGTGCTGCGTGTCACACGCGCTTGCATGACAATCCATTCCTGATGATTGAGACGATGAGGGAGAAGGGGCGAGAGTTGGGGATTAATGTAGAGGAACGATACGAAAATTATTCGAATGGGGGTTGCGGATTAGAAAGTATTCGCTATCTTTGCAAGGGTTATTAATTATCGTTTTCTTGTATCCAGCGTCCTTCTGCTTTAGGGGGCGCTGGATATTTTTTTAAGTCGGAGCGAAAAAAGTTATAAAAATATTTGGTGCAGTTAAAATAATGTTTTAACTTTGTCCTCGTAATCAATAATGATTGCGACTGACTACGCAGGTACGTAGAACTAAAACTTCACAATTATGGGAAAGATAGATTATCACTATGTAGCGAACAAGGCTTATAAGACGTTTTATGATGCGAGCGGCAGCACGGATTGGCAGCAAGATGTCGAGAGTTATCCAAGCGGTTACCGCATCGTTATCTATCATCGCAGTTATCTTAATTTCCTTTCTGCTGCAGTGCTCGATGCCTTCACGAAATTGGGTACCGAGATTTGCAAGGATTACGACAATGCGGCTTATTATGTAGAGTGTAAGGAAGTAGGGGGAAAGTTCAGACCTTGTATGATAATTGACGTATTCAAATAACCAGCAGGGGGCGCAAGCCCCTTGCATAAATTCAATAAATTATGGCACAATTAAAGATTAACGAGGCGATTGCGTATGCCGCAATCCACGGAAAGAGAGTGACGAAGAAAGAACTTGCAGCCAAGTTATGGGCTGGCAGTTCGGAGAAGGCGCAAGCCGTGAACATGAGCAACCTTTGTAGCGGAAAGACTACTAAAGTAGATGTGAATTGGATTGAGATTATTGCAGGAGAATGCAAGTGTACGGCAGATTATCTGCTGGGAATAGAATCAGTAGTACGTAAAAGAGATTGAGTTATGATGGCAATAGTAGTTATTATTATGCTGTTATCCTTCATCCTGATGGTGGGTACAGCGGGAGATAGTTTGAATATCGTGTTCGTGATGAGTTTCATTGCGTTTGTGATTAGTTCTATTAAATTTCTATTTCTGACTAAAAGTAAATGATTATGGAAAACGAAAACCTGAATGCAGTTAACGGAGCCGTTAAAATTGAGAATGCAGTTAACGGAGTGGAGAATGACGTAAAGGCGCAGCCGATTGAACCTTGGGGCGAGAAAGAGATTGCACCGGGGATGAGCGTAGAGGAAGTAAGCGCAGAGTATTTCAATGCTGATGCGTTGCAGGAGCAGCCGGAGAAGGTGTACAGACTTGGTGCAGATGGCTGGAGATACTACTACACCTTCAATGAGGATGGCGAGCCGCAGTTCTTTGTATCTGTGACGACCCTTATTAAGAACACCCTTCCGACCAGTCCGAGCCTTGTTAAATGGATTGCCGATATGGGCTATGATGAGAGCAGACGTTTTGCCGCAGAGCGTGCGTCTTACGGTACCTTCATGCATGCGCAGATTGGGGAATTGCTTATTAATAGAGCGTACGACCTGAACGGGCTGCGAGAGCGCTTGAAGTCCTACATTGAGAGCGAGAAGTTACCCTCGGACTTCATCAACTATGCGGACGACTTCAAGAAGGATATTCTTGCGTTTGCGCAGTTCTGCCGTGATGTGGAGTTGAAGCCCCTCGCCATTGAGTTGGTCTTAACGAACCCCGAGGACGGATATGCTGGAGCGATAGACTTGTGCGCAGAGATTACAATCGAAGAGAAGGGCTTTTTTGGGGAGGTCTACAAGACGGGTCCGAATAAAGGACAGCCGAAAGAGAGCAAGGAGAAAAGGCGGATCCGAGCGATTATCGACTTTAAGTCCGGCCGCAAGGGCTTTTTCCCCGAGCATGAGATTCAGTTGCATGCCTACAAAAAGATGTGGAATATGCACTTCGAGCAGTATCCGGTTGAGAAGGTCTTTAATTGGTCGCCCAAGGATTGGAGGGGAACAACCCCGTCTTATAATTTCAAAGACCAAACGGATTCTAAGAACGCGCAGAAACTTCCGTATCTGATTGAGTTGGCACGCATCGAGGATGAAAAGAGAGAGAACACCATTGTTTCTTGTGGCGGCATCCTGAATTTGGATGAGGATGGATTCGATAACAATATCATGGAATTGAGTTTGTCCGAAGTTGTCAAGGCTAAGAAGGAGAAGGACGAGCAGCCTGAATCTGATAAGAACGTTGCAGACGCTGTTTTAAGCGATTCTAAGCGAGAAACGGCTGCGGAAGGTGTAGTTAATAGTCCGGAGCCCGAAAAGCCCGTAAAAACGAAAAGAACACGTAAAGCAAAGAAGGAGGACGAAGAATGATAGTAAAAGTTAAAGGGGAATGGAAACGAGTAAAGGAAATGCGCCTGAAAGATGGCGCATCGGTTCCTTCCGAGATAGTAGAGGACGCAAGCCTGATGGACGTTGCGCCTGATTTCATTATCGATGATTCAGATGTGGATAAGGGCACGCAGATTTCGAGAGCGTTGAATGTGTATAAGATAGCACGTTTCAACTATAAGCGCTACCAAACGGGTGGGGATATTCCGGCAAAGATGGCCGAATACCTGATAGAGCGTGCCGAGGTTTTAATTAAACTATTGGGAGGACGGATATGAATGGACGTATAATAAGACCTACGGAGCAAGCCAGCAGGCTTGCTTTTCCGAGGGTCGGACAGATTAAGGTAGGCTTTAAGAACGAGAAGGGATTCCCGCAGAGCGTAGATTACTTTATAGCAGTCGGGAAGTATGCAGGATTATTCACGCAGGCTTATGGCGATAGACCTTCCGTTATTCAAGTCGTATTTCCTGATGATGATGCGGAGAAGGTTTGCCGGGAGCAGTACGAGTATAGAGACGACTTCGGTAAACTGCTGGCGAGTGGGGATGGAGCCACGTTCAAGGTATGGAACGGAGAAAAGTATGTGGAATTAACCACGGAGGATTATCCGAACCTGATGGATAGCATAGAAAAGAGGTACCCGAATAAGCAGTATACGAGGACGGGGGATGGATGGAATATCACGCTTACGATGAATTTCATTATTCCTTGCGTGAAGGGCGTAATTGGTGTTTGGCAGTTTGTTACTAAGGGCACCGCCAGCACGATACCGCAGATACGGGATGTATTCGATGCAATGTTAGAACGGAGAGGATTCTGCAAGGGAATTGTGTTTGACCTTTCAGTGCAGTTTGCCAAGACGCAGAAACCCGGAAACGCAAGCCGATACCCGGTTGTTAGCCTGATACCGAATGAGAGCGAAGAGAATGTGAGAAAGATTCACGATGCGTATCAACCAGTTAAATTGATTGGAAATGGGACCGAGTAAAGACCTGATAGCCCGTGTAAACCTAACGTACTTGCTGGCGGATATGCTGGAGGGCTGCATGATGGAAGTCGATGAACTTGCAAGAAGGGAGACGGGGCAAAGATTGCAGCAGGAGGCAAAGCGTTATTACAATGCTGCCATTCACAACGTGCGGAAAATGCTTAAGGCGATGAACACGAGCAGTGATAAGGAGCAAGAGGATTTCGGGAACGACAGCGATATGCTGATGGCCGTGCTATGGTTGTTTATTGATAGATGCGGAGAGGACGACACGAAGGCATATCGATTCTACGAGTACATTAAATCCTTCCCGAGTGTTTGTGGGCTTACGCAGATGGACGAAGAGAAAGTGTTCGGGCACATTTTTTCCAAGAAAAAGTTGGATAAGTTAAAATAAAGCCTTACCTTTGTGATGTTAAAACAATCGACTGCTACCGATTGAAAGATATTGCTAATATTTAGCACGGGTTCGTTAAGGGTGAGTAGCAGCCCCTTGGCGAACCCATTTTTATTTTTGTATGGGAACAACTTTTAATGATGAGAATTACATTACAATTCAAGGCTGGATGATAACTCGGTTAGGGTTATCCGGTAACGAATTGATTTGTTATGCGCTGATATTTGGATTCAGCCAAAATAGGGGTGCGTATAATGGTTCTTTGGCTTATATGTCCGAAGCCCTGAATCTTTCAAGGAGCGGAACTATTAATGTACTGCGTAAGTTGATGGATAAGCAGTACATCGAAAAGGAGGACGAGTACGAGAATAATGTTAAGTTCTGCCGATATAGATGTACTTATGTCACGAAACTGAATGGTAGTACACTTTTTGGACGGGGGGTGGTACAAAATGTGGACGGGGGTAGTACACTTTTTGCACCCAATATTTCTAAAGATAATTATATAGATAATTCTATTAAGAAAGAGGGTAAACCCTCTAAAGAAAATCCCGTTGGGATTTCCCCGACACCGGATGAGGATGATATTCCATTTTCTAAAAGAATGGGGATAACGGCAGAAGGTTTGGGAGTGCGCCCGCAGGTGATTAAAAAGATAGATGGATTCTTTAAGCGACTTGTATTCCCGTTCGAAAGTGATGAGTTCAAGCGAAACTTCTACGTTCTATGCTGCACAAAGAATTGGCGCAATAAGGAAATATCCGCAATTCAAAAGCAGTTGGATAAAGTCAAGAAATATAATGAGCCTTTCGTCATGGAACTTATTGATACGAGTATTGCGAATGATTGGAAAGCCATCGTATATGATAGCACGGATAGAAAGTACGAAGAGTTTATGAGAATGGGAGGGCGCCCAATGGGAGGAACGATTATAACACCGCCCACGCAGCACCAGCGAGAAATGATGGAGTTTGACGAAATGCTAAAGAATGGAGAAATATAAAATGGGGAATATAACTATCTTTGGAGCGCAGCCTGATGCGTTGCAGATGCGACCAGCCGAGCGTAAAATGCTGGAGGCATCCAACGGGAAGAGGATGGCAGACTATGATAAGGAGAAGTTCTACGAGTTGTGCGCGAGATTGTCCGAGCGTATATGCAATATGGTAGGGCTTAAGAAGTCCGACTACTCGAGCGTTAAGTTGGTTGCAGATTTCTTGCACGACTATTACTCCGGAATGACCTTCCGAGAGGTATTGACCGCATTCGAAATTTGTATGGCTGGGGAATTAGATGCATATTTGCCTAAGACGAGAGACGGACTTCCGGATAAGAACCACTATCAGAGTTATTCTATCGAGTATGTAAGTCGGATCCTGAACGCGTACAAGAAAAGGAGGGGCGATTTTGAGGCTAAGCGAATTGAATCTTTGCCGAAGTCGCTACCTGATAAGACGGATGAGGAAAAGGCAGGAATGGTGCGGAGTATGCTGGATAAAATAAAGCGCATTTTCTTGCTGTATAAATATACCGGGCGGATGGAACTTACGCAGATGAATGAACTTACCATTTATAGGGAGTTAGACAAGGTTGGGCTGGCGGTGCCAATAGAGGTCCGGGATGAGGACAAGAGGGCGGCAGTTATCCGGCTGAACAAGAAAGCCCGTAATGGAGTGTTTAATGAATTTGTAGGGAGTTGCATCCGGAATCTGCAAGAGCGTCACCCGTATGTGCCTGATGAGGCTATCTTTATAGCACGCAGCAGAGCAGTACGAGAGAGTTTTGATGAGATAATAGATAACGAAGTTCAATTAACTGATTTAATATGATGGAAACAGATTATGATTGTGTAATGGGCATCGACCCCGGGGTAAATGGGGGAATTGCTATTTGGAGGGCTGGAGCAATGGTACGGGCGATTAAAATGCCGCGCGAGTTGTCTGATATTACTAAGTTGTTTGACTACGAGAAGAGCGTAAGCAAACGGCAGATAGTATTTATTGAGAAGGTAAACTTGCGTCCTGATGATGTGGACAGCCCGGGGAAAGCCTTCCGAGTTCAGAGGATGTTAGCAGACCACCAGCGGCTGAAAGATTTAATTGAGTTTGCCGGAATCCCTTATGTACTTGTGCATCCTATGTCGTGGATGAGTTATTTGCACCTACGCAAGAAAGGTGAGGAAAAGAAGGAGCGCAAGAACAGATTGAAGGAGGCAGCAGGATATTATTACCCGTTTGTCCGGACTTCGCTTTGGAACGCAGATGCGCTGTTAATAATGCACTTTGGCAGATTGAAGTTGAGGGACGACCCGAAATGGGTAAAACAGAACATACCCAAGGATATTATAAACCGAATACCTGAAAAACTATTTTAAGCGGTTTTAAGCGACTTTCTTTCGTCAGAGGATAACTTATACCTTTGACGGGAGAAAGTTTCTTAAAACGAAAAACAGAATTAAATAATTTCTTTAAGAGTTTAAAATATTAATTAGTGTTAATAAAACAAAGATTATTAAAGAAATACTTGGATATATTAAAAAACCGCTTTAAATTTGTACTCGTAATCAGGAAGGTTACACTGACCAAGCAGTTACTTGGAACTAAATATTATATGTTATGAAAACAAAGGTTATCACAGACAAGAATGTTAAGAGAGTTGCTAAGAGCGTAAAGGAAGAAATTGAGGCAGCGTTAAGCATTTTCCACGAGAAAGAGGGAAAGCCCGCTTGCGAAGTTAAGGCAGATTATAGGGATGAGGATTTGAGCGCCAAGTTGGTTGTGACTGCGGAGCACATACTTTCTTACAGCATGCCGATGGCTTATATTATGAGAGTGAATGAAGTGGTTGAGAAGTATGCAGCCGAGTATGGCATTAGCAGTGTATGGTGTACGATGGCAACGACCCCCATTCATGTTTTCAAGTGGGGCGAGTTGCACGAGATTTGGATTCCGGCTATTGAAGTTTATATTGGGTAAGGAGGTTGGATTATGAAGAAAGGATATATCGCAGCAGTGGAGCAGATTCGCAAGAATCTGCAACACGCGCTCGGTGCATGGGCGAAGGTTGAAATGGAGGAACCCACGATAACGATGGCAGTGCTGCACGTATATTGCAGTGACTTGCTTTATTTGCCTGATTATATTGTGATGGACTTCGTGAAGGAGATACGGAAGTATGAGGGGGCGACCTTCTTTATTACAGATAGGGAGAAAGACCCATTCCACCGCCCGGAGATAGTTGTAAGAGTGTTTAATCGTGAAGAAAGATAGCCATGAAAAAGAAAGATAAGATTCGGTTTTGGATAATAAACGACTTCACCGGAGATAAGATAGGCGAAGCCAGTACGTTGAAGGAGGCGAGAGATATAGAAGATAGCAAGTACAAAGATGATTGGAAAGAAGGGCATATGTATTACGTTGG